GTAATATTTTTTCTCACTTCCATCATATCTGAAAATAGCAATAATATTAGTATTTTCAATTTTTTCAAAATAAAACACATAATTTGCATTTTGTCCCGTAATTTTAAATCCAGAAGAAATTATGTCACTGTTTTCTGAAATTCTATTACCATAACAAACTTCATATGAAGCAAAGACATTAGAAATTACTTGGAAGTTTTTCCTAATGCGAATTCTAGTAATATTGGAGGTAATGCCATTATCAGCATTATCAATATCACTGATCAGTTTACTATACTTAAATTTACCATTAAATCTATTAAGATCATTAGAATTTCCAAATGCAAGAATAGTTGCCTTTACTGCATTTTCAATTTCTTGTGCATTTTTTCTTGATTTGTTATTATCGTAGTATACGAATGAATCAATATCAAGATACAGGTATGAAGGATCAATAACTTCTGGAATTACTGTAAGAATTGAATATTCTTTAATATCTCTTTTTAATGACTGTTTTGCAGTTGTAGTAAGAGTTTCTGCACCAAATGGTTTTGCAACAATAAACACTTTACCATATTGTGGAGGATCTGCTTCTTCTCCTCCATATACAGATAAGGACTCAAGGTTTGGTGAAATTTGAGTAACTAGGGTCTCATAATCTCTTACAGTGACTGCTCTATTCTGTGCTGAGTAATATCTAGGAGCAAGATACTTGATAGAAGTAACATCTTCAGGATTACCACCACCTGTAGATGGATCTACTACAGTTACTGTTGGATTTGTTTGTGAATATATTGCACCACCATACTCTAATTGACCTGTAAATGTAAAATCACTACATTCATTAGATTCGGTCTTATTGGTTACCAAATACTCAATAGTAACGACATCCAAATTTCGCATTTTTCTACCAAATACACCATCACCAAAAATTAACTCAAACTGTTCGTTCTTATTCTCTTGAATAAAATAAACTCTATCATCACTATTCAATTCCGTAATGTTTTTAACATTGCTATATCGTTGAGGAACTGTAAAATCAATTTCATTAACGATAACATTTAATAGATCAACATCAGCATCTGCACTAGGAACAACAAACCTTTGCTTAGTTGATGTATCTACAGTATACTGTAGATTTAAAAAAGATCCTTGGTAAATTTCAAGTTCGTTAAATGTTACTTTACGAACACCAGTAGTGTCAACATATGCTTCTCTGGTGATATCGTTTAGAACACTAAACATATAAGAACCATCACCATTACTACCAATAAATGCATTTCCTTTTTTTAATGTCAATGCTCCAATCTTTGGATTGACAATAATATCAAGAGTAACTTTTGCTACTGATGCTTTTGCTGATCTTGGTGTATATCCAACTAACTTTGCAAGAGAAACAACGTTTTCTCTAATAGAAGCACTATCGAAGAATACCTCATTAGCGACAAGGTTTGCATTCAGTGCTGAATAGTAAGTATTATATGCTAATACGTCAAGAAGTTGGGAAAGTACGGATCCCTCAAAATTATAATCAGTAAAAGTGTCAGATGAACGCAAAAATGCTTTCAAACTGCTTTTGACATCTTCAAAATCTAAATTTGTTACCTGATTAAATGCCATTATACTCTTTCTAGTACGAGGTTGAGGGATTGTTCATTTAGGGGAATTCCAACAATTCTATAATTTACAGTTACTTCTAAATTATTATTATCAAGATCTTGTAAAACATCAACATCAATTACTTCTACTCTAGGTTCATATGCATTTAATGCATCCTCAATATTTAATGTTAAATCATCAATTACAGTTGGATCAAAATTTTCAAATATAGACGAAGATAATGAAGCACCAAAAAATGGGCGAAATGGTCTTTCGCCCCTTGCAGTTAATACAATATTCTTGACTGCCTGTTTAATAGCATCCTCGTTTTTAATTACTGGCAAATCACCAGTAATGGGATGCTTATTAAAATTAGGATTCAAATCAACAAATTTTTTGGATATTCCTGCCATTTGACTCGTCTTTATACTTTATATATCTACTTTTTCTGGTCTTTTTTCTGTTCTACTGATTTTTTCAAGTAATAATCTGATTTTGGGTCCGTAATTAGGACCATTCCAGATTTTTTAAATTCTTCACTTTGATCAGGCACGGGTTGATTTGCCATTTTCCTCCAAATTAGTATAGAATAGAACTCTTTATATTTATTCACCCTGTTCTTCGGGTGTTTTCCAAAAATAATCATCAGTATCACCTAATCTGCCCCATCTGACACCACTCTCAACCTGATAGTACTGAGTAGACACTTTAAAATCTGGTACTTTTGGTTCTTGTGGTGTAAGGGATAGATCAAAGATCCTTGTCCTATTGTTTGGATACAATGCAAATTGACCGTTTTCCAGTTCAATGCAGTTATGGGACTTGTGCTCTTCTGGATTTTCACTGACATTAGTGTTTGTAATGTCAATATCAGGATGGAAGTTGTCTAATGTGAACAAATACTCACCAGACATCGATCCAAAATGACGAGTTTGTATCGTAAAGTCCATAGAATCGATGAACTGCTTCTCGATGCAGCGGACCCCGTAGTCCATGCAATTCCAGAATTGGAGGTTTGCTAGGTCAAGGTCAGGTTCGGGCGTCTCAGGGCGACTCAGGAAGGCACTGATGGGCAATTTGTCGAACATTGCAGCATACTCTGGTAGGTATGTCTCAAAATAAAAAGCACGTCCAGGTATGCTTTTAGCAGTTACCCAGACGCCCTCGACAAATTCACCATGCCCGTCAACATGATCCCTAAGGTATTCCTTACGAACCCAGACCTTTTGTGCTGGTAGGTTGACGACTAGTTGACTCATTCTGCTATGAAAGTAGGTGGATGGAAATTACAGTACTCGTTAAAGGTAATCTTCATCTCTTTATGAGTGAGATTACAGTATGCTGCTGCTTTTGGAAGGTTCCACTTAGCATTAAACAGCATTTCCATTGATTTACGTGTTTCTACTCTCAACGACCCTGACCACGATAACGCTTTTTCTTGCCATTACGTGATGTTGCAGACAATTTTGTGTTCTGTGATGACCCTTGACGAGTATTTTTTGGTTTTCCTTGAACAAATTCCACCCCGGAAAGTCCAATCTTGGAACGCATTGCCATAATTTGAATTTTTTATGTGAACAAGAGTAGTATAGAGGAAATTTTGCGCTTTGTCAAGTCAAAATGTGCCTGCAAACACGTTAAAAGACCCCTGAGCGATGCGATCTCCGCATCCGATAAGGTCTCCGATGCGTCCAGGTGGTCTCATATTGAAATATACGTTGACTGGACCCTGTGCAATTGGTCTTATTAGGTGTGGTGGCGGACAATTTGAACATGGACACGCATGTGGAGCAAATAAATCGCCCAAACGCCCTGCAAATAGGAAATTTACACGGACATTTGGTGATGCCTGTGTAAGAGCAGTGGGTGGATAACAGATATGCCCTGTAGATAGAGCACCGATGTATGTAACGCCTCTCATATTGAAAACTTAGGAAACAATGGATTACGACCTGCCTGAGTATTTACCTTAGTGACAAACCTTGCAGATGCAATATCCTTGTCATCATACACAATTTGTCGAATAGGAAATGTACCAGCACCAATACCACAACTACTTGTGATGACTACTGTAAATTCTACAATAATCATATAGTTTGGATCTGGATTATATTCCTGCATATGCATAGGAAGTGGTATTTCCTCAATCATACCTACAGGTGGTGTACCTGAAATAGGCAGACCACCAATAGGATTTAGATATGTACCACGTGTAACTGCTGTTGCTTGAGTTAATGTTCCATACTGTGCAGTATATCCACTAGGTGATGGTACAGGTACAGGAGCATGTGGTACTGTACCAGGTATATCATTACGATATTTGAATAATTTATTAGGAAACAGATAGTCAGTATATGTTCCACTCACTGTCATCGTAATCGTACCAGGGAATGTACAGGTTGCCGTTGCTATTCCTGTACCACCAGGTCCTGCAACACCACTACTTCCACTCGTACTCGTTAATGTAACAATAAGACCAGGATCACCAAAATATGCAGCAGGTGATACGACCGGTGCAAAATTAGTAACTGTAACTGTAAAGAATTCTGGGGTTCCTGGTGGAGTCGGTGGACATATCACACCAGTCCATACATTAGGTAACCATACAACAGGTTTCATCACAATTGATGTACTTGGTTGTATTGGTGTATATACGGTTGGTATTGGCATTACTTTACTCTCCTTGCAACAGCAGCATCTAATAATTCTTCAAATCGTGTCTGACCAGGCAGATAATCATTCATCACATATATTATAGTACTCCATGTTCCGGCACCAATACTTGTGAGTAATCCCTCTGGTGGAATATAACGATAGGTAATGCCACTCTCATCTACAAAGAACCCTGTACCACTCGGTCCACTATCAGCAGGTGTACCAGGTGTAGATGGCACCGGAGGGGTCGCTGTGGGGTCCCCAGGAGTGCCTGGAGTGCCTCCACTGACTACTCCACCCAATTCCACAATATATGTACTTCCACCCATCAATACGTAATCTCCTACAGATAATGATACTCCAATACCCCAAGCAACCGTTGTGACTGCTGGTACACTACTCGTCACTGTAAAATTAAACAATGTATCAATATGTCCGGCACGACTCGTACTCCCTTCAATCGGATTAATACCGGCATCCCTCTCAGTACGATCTCCCTCATACTTTAATATCGAAACACCATTAGGTACTTCTAAACTTAAATCTACAACACTTCCACTATTATTGTCCTTATCAATTCTATAAGGTTCAATAAAATCATTCGGATCTTCTCCCCTCTCTGGTATATCAATCTCGAAATTTAAATGATCTGGATTTGGATCATATTCCGAATTTTTTTCATAGTAATACTCCCAGGTCTCATTCGGAAAGAGTTTTTTTCCGAAGTATCCCCCAATCTTTATTGTTATCGTCTGTGGTGCTACCGCACTCATACTTACTACTCCACTACTCGACGTGGCAATCACACTGCTCCCATCGCTTCGCAATAATGTCACTGTAATATCATCGTCCAAATATGGAGCACTACTTGCAATATTTGGTGTCATACTATTGAATGTGACTGTAAAGGTCTCACTTGCTCTGATAGATGCCATACCAGTGGATATACATCCATCCTTATAGTCAATACCAGATGCTGTGCCCATCTTACCATATACATCATATTGGACACCCTCCAATACAATATCCGTCACACGTGCCTGCCCTAATGATGGTTCACTTACTTGATTACCATTCTCATCAAAACAACATCCCTCATATCCATTGTTTAAATTCTCTGATAAATCATCTCCCAAATATACAATACGATCCGCTGCATCACTGTAATCTGTTACATACCAATTTAACGGAGCACATGGATCCTCACTAAATTCTACAGGTAATTTCCAACTCTGTCGATACGTTGGTGACGGTGCAGAATAATATTTTCCTTGTGATGTAGTCGGAGTTATTGCATCCCCTGTAGGATACGTGAGAGTTACGGGCGTCCCTGTCTCATACTTTACATCGATGTTTGACGGTCCTGCCCCGATACTCTCGATGACTTCTCGATAATTAGGCATCCAAACTTACATCCTCCTTGAAGTTTAACATCCAAAAATCCTCGGCACCCTCATAGTCCCTAAAATAATAACGCTCGCCCTCCGGCGAATCTAAGATGAACTTATCAATCTTTGATTCATACTCGATCTTTGGTTCAGTCATAGTTTTGTCCTCATCGTAAATAAACTTTAGATAATCCTCATAGTCCAAATCTTCCATACCTTTAAGTAGTATACCACTTTATATATCACCCCTTTGAGGGTTTTTTACCTCAGAAAATTTTTGGGATTATTTGATATATAGAAGTCGCTTGGGGACCTTTGTAGGTTAGGAGGGACCCATGCATTTTAAACGTAGCGGTTAATAACATATAAGGGCGCTAATCGCCATTACTGGTTTTTACTTAGTGTCGGCGCTAAGTGTTACTTAGTGGGGGCACAGTTAGTGTTACTTAGTGCCCCTCACTATGTGTTACTTAGTGCTGTACTTGATCTTGTTAGCGAGGCGACCCAAACTTACGAATGGGACTAATGCTAACAGCATGTGGCGTTTCTTACACTCATGCATGGATTCTGAACCAGATTTCCAATCACAATAGGCAACGCCACAAAGTGGATAGAACTCGATGCCACTAAGTGCAGATGAAGGGCGAGACA